AAGAGTAATGTCGTTATCATGAGTACCGATAAAGATTTCTTACAATTGGTAAATGATAGAATTTCAGTTTGGTCACCCACCAAAAAGAAACTTTACAATCCTGAAAAGATATTAGAGGAATACAAGGTAACATCTAAAAACCTACTATTGAGTAGAGTTTTTGAAGGTGATACTTCCGATAATATTAAAGGAGTAAAGGGTATTGGTGCCAAGACCTTACTAAAACACTTTCCTGATTTAGGCACAGAAGGAAAGGTTATATCATATGATGATGTAATTAAAGAAGCACATAAACATCAAGGAGAGAGATTTTACAATCTAATACTTGATAATCAAGATACCATAGATATTAATCACAGATTGATGCAATTATCAGATGTGGATATTAGTGGTGGTGCCAAATTAAAGATTAACAGAATAGTAAATGGTAAAATACCTGAACTAAATAAACCAATTTTCCAAAAGATGTTTATGGAAGATAGGATGTTTGGTGCCTTGCCAAATATGGATAGTTGGATAATGCAAACTTGGATGCAACTCAATAGGTTTGCCAAAATAAACAATGGGTAGAAAAAAGAAATACTATACCGAAGAAGAAAGATTGGGTGCCCAACGACAATGGCAAATGGACCATTATGAGCGTAATAGGGCCAAAATTTTGAAGAAGGCCAAAGAACGATACAGATTAAAGAAACTTGAAAAGCAAAGAAATGAAAAACGGAGAAAGATGTATGGGGAACAGTAAACTAATCAACGGAGATTGTTTAGAAGAACTGAAAAAACTAAAAGATAATTCAGTAGATTTACTTTGTACAGACCCACCATACGGATACGGATTTATGGGGAAACATTGGGATACATTCCAAGAGAAAAAATCTACAAAATCTCAATCAGTAGGTTGGATGAGTCCAGGTATGACTAAATCTACATATGGTATGAACGAGTTCTTTGTTCCTATTTGGGAAGAAGCATTACGAGTTGTAAAGCCAGGTGGATTTGCATTTGTAATGAGTGCACCAAGAAGTGATGTTCAGACGGTTATGGTTCAGACTTTACAGAAAGCAGGATTTGATGTGAGTTTCACACCTATCTACTGGACATATGCAACAGGTTTTCCCAAGGCTATGAATATTCAAAAGGCCGCGGCAAAACGAGGTGATATAGACAAAGCAAAAGAGCTTGATGGTTCATATGCAGGATACCAACCAAAACCAGCAGTAGAAGTGGTGATTGTGGCAATGAAACCATTAGAACAAAAAGGATATTTAGACCAAGCACTTGATAATCAAAAAGGTATAACGTGGTTGGATAGTTGTAGAATACCATTTGCAGGTATGAGTGATGAGGATCAATTTGATAAAGATAATGTTGCTGGTATGATGAACTTTGATGGTAGATACGAAAAAGATAGTGGTAAAATGTATGAGGGTGGTTGGGATAAACCAGCACGAAAATCAAAAAGTGATTATGAAAAGTATGTAAGTGATAAAAATAATAAAGAAAATTATTCAGAAGAACGAGGATGGGATAAGTGGGGAGAAGAAGATTTCGGAGAAACACGGAATGCTCAAAATTTCACAACGGAAGATACATATGAACGAGTTTCAGCATTTGGAGATTCAAGTCAATCAGAAACTAAAGATGGTAGAAATTTATGGGGAAAGAAAGCCACTAAGAAAGTTAAAATTACAAAGAGAAAACCAAGAGAAGAAGATGCGGTATTTAAGACAAGTGGATTTGAGAATGAAGATAATAATATAGCAGAAGCATCACCACTCGGTAGATTTGCAGCTAACTTGTTGGTGAGTGATGATACATTGGAAGAAGATTTCAGTAGATATTATAGTTTAGATGCTTGGTGGGAAGATAGACTTCAGAAATTACCAAATGAGGTTAAACGAACATTTCCATTTTTGATTGTTCCAAAGGCGAGTAAATCTGAAAAGAATAGTGGATTGGAAAATAATATTCATCCAACAGTAAAACCCGTAACCTTAATGAGTTATTTAGTTACATTAGGTAGTCGTAAAAATGATGTAGTATTAGATCCATTTTCAGGAAGTGGAACAACAGGAATTGCTTGTGTGTTTTCAGAAAGGAACTATATACTTATTGAAAGAGAAAAAGAGTATTTTAAGATACTAAAGGCTCGAATTAAGAAGGCAAAAAACCCAGCAGGAATCGTACAACATAAATGGTTTTAATCAATGAGTGATAGATCAACTTTATCCCAATTCGGACACGTTTTCCAATCCAAGATAATATCATCTTTATTATCTGACAAGAAATTTATACAAACTATATCAGATATTTTAGAATACGAGTATTTTGATAGTGATGCCAATAAATGGATATGTAAAGAAATCAGAGATTATTTCTTTGAGTATAAAACCATACCAACTCTTGAGGTGATGAAAGTCAAGATAGATGATATGGAGAATGAGGTTTTACAGGTTTCAGTAGTGGACAACTTGAAAGAGAGTTGGAGAAATGTAAAATCAACCGATTTAAAATTTGTTCAAGAACAAACATTAGAGTTTTGTAAAAATCAAGTTATGAAGCAGGCCATTATGAGTAGTGTGGATTTGATTGAAGTGGGACAATATGACCAAATTAAAAAACTCGTAGATAATGCAATGAAGGCCGGTTCGGATAGAGATTTAGGACACGATTATATAATTGGGATAGAAGAAAGATTAACTCAATCGGCAAGAGATACAGTAAAGACAGGATGGGATCCAATAGATGAGGTTATGGATGGTGGATTAGGAGCTGGAGAACTTGGAGTTGTAGTGGCACCGGCAGGTATTGGTAAGTCTTGGTGTTTACAAACCATAGGTTCAGCGGCAGTTAGAGAGGGATTGAATGTAGTTCATTATACATTAGAGTTAAATGAAAATTATGTTGGACTTCGTTACGATACGGTATTTAGTGGAATTACAACATCAGATATACAATTCTATCAAGATGATGTGAAGAAGAAAATTGACGAATTAAAGGGAACATTATTAATTAAGTATTTCCCTACAAAGAGTGCATCAGTTCAAACTTTGGCATCACATTTGAGTCAAATAGAAATTCAACATCAAAAACCTGATTTACTTATAGTAGATTATGCGGATATTTTAAAAGGAGTGGGTACAGAAAAAAGACACGTTTTAGAAAATATTTATGAAGATTTAAGAGGTTTGGCAGGTGAACTGGATTGTCCGGTATGGACAGCCTCTCAGGCAAACAGAAGTTCATTAGAAGAAGAAATTATTGATGCAACAAAAGTTGCAGAAGCTTATTCAAAAGTAATGATAGCTGATTTTGTAGTATCGGTTAGTAGGAAAGTCGAGGATAAAATAGCAAATACAGGTAGATTCCATGTGATTAAAAATCGTTTTGGTCCAGATGGAATTACATTTCCATCAAGTATTAATACTAATATTGGAAAGATTGATGTGTATGAGGCAAATACTCAAGATGGTCAAGCCACACAAGGAAAGATGGACAACAGCCAAGAGTATTTACGGAAACAATTAGCAAATAAGTATAATAATTCTCAGAAAGATACTGGAGGCTTCGAGTAGAAGTGAATATATATTATACTTATATGAGGTACAGTTATAAAACACAAAAGAAAAATTGGGAGAAATCGTGAAGATGGAAAAATTTAAGTTATCAGAGAATTTTTTAAATAAATTTAAAAGAAAAAAAGCACCATTTGGTTTTAACGGATTGGGTGAATTAGTTTATATGAGAACCTATTCTCGTATTAAAGAAGATGGAAAAAATGAAAGATGGTGGGAGACGGTTCAACGAGTTGTAGAGGGAACTTACACCATGCAAAAAAATTGGATTGACCAACACCAATTAGGGTGGAATCCGTGGCAAGCTCAAGCATCAGCTCAAGATATGTACGAGCGAATATTCACTATGAAGTTTTTACCACCCGGCCGAGGACTTTGGGCAATGGGAACAGCCATTACCGAAGAAAAAGGTTTGTACGCCGCCCTAAACAATTGTGCATTTGTATCAACTAAAACACTAAAAGAAGATTATGCTAAACCATTTTGTTTCCTTATGGACGCAAGTATGTTGGGTGTGGGTGTTGGATTTGATTGTAAGGGTGCTGGTGAAATAGTTGTAAAGGGAGTTGATACTTCAAAAGAAAAACAAGAATATCAAATACCAGATACAAGAGAGGGATGGGTAGAATCCTTAAAATTATTATTAGAGACTTATTTTCACGGACAAGCACCAATCAAGTTTGACTATTCAATAGTTAGACCGGCCGGTGTTGCAATCAAAGGTTTTGGTGGGGTGAGTTCAGGACCCAAACCGTTAGAGGAAGTACATGAAACTATAAGAGGTGTATTGGAAAAGAATAGTGGAGAACCAATCACCACAACTACTATTGTTGATATAATGAACCTTATTGGTAAATGTGTTGTAGCAGGGAACGTAAGACGAACTGCAGAGATTGTGTTTGGTGAACCAGATGATGAAGAATATTTAGATTTAAAAAATTATAAAGTAAATCCACATAGAGAACAATATGGATGGACATCTAATAATAGTATCTTTGCTGAATTGGGTATGGATTATACAGAAGCGGCAGAAAGAATTAATGATAATGGAGAACCTGGATTTGCATGGTTAGAGAATATGAGAAAATTCTCTCGTATGAAAAATGGTGGGGATAATAAAGACCATAGAGTAATGGGTGGCAATCCGTGTTTAGAACAATCATTAGAAAGTTATGAGTTATGTTGTTTAGTAGAAACATTTCCAGCCAACCATGATTCTTTAGAAGATTATCAACGAACATTAAAATATGCTTACTTGTATGCTAAATCAGTAACATTGGGTAAGACTCATTGGAGTGATACGAATCGTGTTATGTTGAGAAATAGACGGATTGGTTGTAGTGTAAGTGGGGTTGCACAATTTATTACTCAAAGAGGTCTACATGAATTAAAAAATTGGTTAGAGACTGGATATGATACTATTCAAGATTGGGATAAGCAATATAGTGATTGGTTTGCAGTACCAAAGTCAATTAAAACTACATCGGTCAAACCAAGTGGAACAGTATCATTATTGGCAGGTGCAACACCTGGATTACATTATCCAGAATCAAGGTTTTATCTTAGAAGAATTAGGGTTTCAAAATATTCAGAATTAATAGAACCTATGATAAAGTCAGGATATAAAGTCGAACCTGCATTTGGTTCAGAAGATACAACTATGGTTGTAGAAGTTCCAGTTGATGTTGGTGAGGGAATTAGAACTGTAAGTGAATTATCAATATGGGAACAATTCAGTTTAGCAGCATTTATGCAAAAACATTGGGCAGACAACCAAGTAAGTTGTACAGTTACATTTGACCCAGAAACCGAAGGTAAAATGATACCACAAGTCTTAAATTATTATCAATATCAGTTAAAGGGAATATCTCTTTTACCGAGACATGAATTGGGAGCATACAAACAGATGCCTTATGAAGCAATTAATGAAAAAGAATATACTAAACAAGTTAGTAAACTTAAAAAATTATCCTTTGGGGTAATACATAAAGAAGAAGCAAACATAGAAAAATTCTGTGATGGTGACTTTTGTGATATAGAAATTATACCAACAACTGGTGATAATGACGACCAAGAGTATACAAATTAAGATTTCACATACAAGAAAACCAGCAGACAGGCAGTTGACACACCTGATAAAAAATGTGTCTTAACTAACAAAATAAGGAGAACGTTTATGAATAAACGGAATCTAATAGTATCATTATTGATGATGACAGGATTGTTTGCACAATCTATTGTTGGAGTTGTTAATAGTGGTGAGAACCCATTGATTGGAGCTAATGTAGCTGTCATTGGAACTGATAAAGGTGGTGTAACAGATGAATCTGGTAAATACACTATTGATGTCGGAGCCGAAGGCACATTCACATTAACTGCTTCATTCATTGGATATTCATCTACAACATTAGATGTTGTGGTGGGTGATATAGTTGGAACACTCAACTTCAATTTAGAAGAAGATGTTTTAACTATGTCAGCATTAGAAGTTTTGGCTTCTCGTGCAGGTGAAAATACACCTGTTGCACATACAACAGTTACAAAAGAAGAAATGGAATTTCGTCTTGGTAGTCAAGACCTTCCAATGGCACTTAACATGACTCCAAGTGTATATGCTACTCAACAAGGTGGTGGTGCGGGTGATGCTCGTATCAATGTTCGTGGATTTAATCAACGGAATATAGCAGTAATGATAAATGGTGTTCCCCAGAATGATATGGAGAACGGATGGGTTTATTGGTCTAATTGGGATGGTGTAGCAGACGCTTCACATTCTATTCAGATGCAACGAGGTCTATCAGCTGTTAATTTAGCTGCCCCTTCCATTGGTGGAACTATGAACATCATAACTGATCCCGCTCAACACGAGAAGGGTGGTAGTTTCAAACAAGAAAGTGGTGCAGGTGGATTCCTAAAATCTACTATTAATTACAATAGTGGTTTGATAGGTGATAAACTTGCATTAAGTGGTACAGTAGTAAGAAAAACAGGTAATGGTATCATTGATGGAACTTGGACAGATGCTTGGGCATATTACTTTGGAGCAAGTTATCAGGCTAACCCCGATAATAGATTCGAATTATATGCAATTGGTGCTCCACAGCGACATGGACAAAACCTTTACAAACAGAACATAGCTACATATTCGCAAGAATTGGCTGGTGATGTTGCTGGATATGATGTTGATGCTTTTGCAGATAGTGCAAAGTTTGAAACTGAAGCCGGTAGGTTTTTCAATCAAAATTCTGCACCCATCGATGCCTCATACAAAGGCCAGCAGTATTGGTATATGTATGGAGATAAAACATCTGATAGGTTCAGTACTGATTTCTTGAATGAAAGAGAGAACTTCTTTCATAAACCATTAGTAAATCTTAACCATTTTTTAACAATAAATGATAGAACTCGTTTGAGTACTGTTGCTTATTGGAGTGGTGGATCTGGTGGTGGAACTGGTACTTATGGTAGTGTTAAGAGGTTTGTTGCATCAGGTGCTTCAGACCAAGACCTATCTTGGTATAAGAGTTCCCCTTGGACTTGGGATTGGAATGGTGAGATTGCTCAGAACTCTGCTAATGTAGATTCTGCATTTTCTGATACTGAAAACCGTTCAACGGGTATTCTTCGTAACTCAATCAATAGACAAGACACTTATGGTGTAATTTCTAAACTTAACTATAAAGTTAATGAGGACTTAGAAGTTCAAGTTGGTATTGATTGGAGAACTGCTGGTATAGAACACGCACGTGAAGTTCGTGATTTACTTGGTGGTGATTACTATGTTGATTTCGCTGATGATAACGCATCCGATGGTAAAGTAGTTAAGTTAGGTGATGAAATTGCCTATCACAACAATACTACCGTTGATTGGTTAGGTGGATATGTTCAAGGATCATATTCTTCAGGACCACTTTCAGCATATGGTATGGGTGGATTGACAAGTATTGAATATTCATTCCAAGACCATTTTACGGTTAAGGATTCGTTGATTACAGCTCCTGCTATTTACACTACGCAGTTTAAAGGTGGAGCAATGTATGACATAGATGATAATGTTAGTCTTTTCGGTAACTTTGGTATAGTGGAAAAACCACCCATCATGGATAATGTAATTCATTATGATGGTTCGGTTTCCGCTAATCCTAAAGTAGAAAGATTCATTAGTGCAGAAGCTGGTGTTAATTTTTCATCTGAAAAGTTCGCAGTTAAAGCCAATGTCTATAATACAGATTGGAAAGATAGAAATCTTGTCAAAGCTGTAACCACGGGACAAGGTGATTCAGGTGATACTGATGTCATCTTTCTTACTGGTGTGAATCAAAAACACCAAGGTCTTGAAGTTGAAGCCACTACACAAGTACTTGATATACTTAGCTTACAGGCTGTAGTAAGTCTTGGAACTTGGAAGTTTGATGGTGACGCTGATGGTAAATACCAATCAAATGTACTTGATGATGATGGTAATGTAACTGGTCAAACCAGTACAGATTATCAATACGCTCTTGATGGTTTGTTTGTTGGTGATATGCCACAGACATCATATGCATTTGGTGCAACACTTACTCCATTAAAAGGACTTAAAGTTTCAGCACTCTATAATATCTATGATAATAATTATAGTGATTGGAGTCCTGATTCTCGTGAAGTTGTTGATGGTGAGGCAGATGAATCACAAGTATGGAAAGCCCCAGGCTATTCTAAACTTGATGTACACGCTTCTTACGCACTACCAATTAGTGGGTATGATGTATCTGTATTTGCACATTTGTTTAACGCTTTAGACGCAACATATGTACAGGATGCAGTAGATAATAGTCAATACAATGGGTTTGGTGATAAAATGCACTTAGCTCATAACGCAGAAGTATTTCTTGGAACACCAAGATACTTTAACGTGGGACTATCTGTTAATTTTTAAAATGTAAAAATCCGGGGGATTGAAATATATCCCCCGTTTTATTAAGTTAAGAGAATTTAAAATGCATAAATTAGAATACCTTTGGTTGGATGGATGTAATCCAACTCAAATTAGAAGTAAGACTAAGATAGTTAAGACTTCTAATAAAAATGAAGATTTTAAAATTCCCATATGGGGATTTGATGGTAGTTCAACAAAACAAGCAGAAGGTGATAATTCTGATTGTGTTTTAAAACCAGTACGGACTTATCCTAATCCATTAGATAGGGATAGTTCAATAGTATTATGTGATGTGTGGAATACAGATGATACACCACACGAAACAAACACAAGAAGAAAGTTACAAGAAATAATACCTGATGGAATTGATGAATGGGTAGGTTTTGAACAAGAATACACACTATATGATATAAAAACAAAACGACCTTTAGGTTGGCCTGAAGTTGGTGAACCTAATCCACAAGGTGATTATTATTGTGGTAGGAATGTTGGTGAAAATATTATGAAGAAACATATGAATGCTTGTATTCAAGCTGGTATTAGTATTTGTGGAACTAACGCAGAAGTTATGTTGGGACAATGGGAATATCAGATTGGAGCGGGTGGTTCGATTCATATGAGTGATGATTTGTGGGTTGCTCGGTGGTTAATGGAAAGAATTTGTGAACACTATGATTTGTTTGCATCTCTACATCCAAAA